GTTCTACCACATTTAGCAAAACTACCATCTTTTTTCTTAGAACCGATGTCGACCCAGTCTTGTTTAAACCACTCTTTTAAACCTGATTTAGCCATTACATTTTTTGAGTTACTTTTCTTTTACTCTCCATAATCATACCACAACCTTTAGCGACTCCACCTTGATCATAGTTAGAAATCTTTTTTCTTTGTTGAGAGATAGAACCACCTTTTGCCATTGGCTTTGGTCCTTTAAAATCTTTTCTTTTTTTACCACTAGGATCTTTTATTTTACCGGCACATATTTTAGAGGCGTAAGCATTTGCATAAGCAGAGGGGTAAACATCGAATTTTCTTTTTGCTGCTTCTTTTCCTCTTTTACATAATTTAGTCATCTTGTTTCTCCTCGTGTTCACATACTGCGCACTCACACATACAGGTTTCCTCGCAATGACAAGTACATCCACATTTTACACATTGTTCCATCATTGATTCACATTTCAAGCAAAGTTTATCGCAACCTTCGCACACTTACTTTACTTTGCCACCCTTTTTCATATAACCCATTTTATTTCTTACTTTAGTTGGTAATTTAGCCAAACCTGGGTTTTTCTTTTTGTCTACTTTTTTTAGTTTCTTTTTCATTTTTTTACCTCCAGTGGATACCTGTTGTTTCATTTGAGATCGAGATAAGGCCATTATTTCAATAACTCCTTAATCTCTTTTATATCTTCTTGCATTGTTTGAATTTGTACCTTTATAACCGCAATATCTTGTTGCATTTCTGCAACACTATTAGCTTTAGTTTCCACAGCTTGGATGCGTTCACTCCACATTCCCCAAGTCATAATAATAGTTCCTGCAAGGACTATATAAGGCAAAGCTGTTTTAATATCTATTTTCATTTTGATGTCGCACTCATTCCACTTAAAGGATTATTTAAAGCTTTGTCAACGCTTAATTCAAGGTTTTCTTCTATCAGTTTCATCTCATCTAGTATCTCTCTAGTGTCCTCTTTTTGCCTATCTTCCACGTCATTTACAATCTCGGTGATGTGACGAACGTCTTGCTCCATATTTCGTAAATCCGTTTTAAGGTCGTCTTTAAGCTCTCGTGATACTTGCGATATAAGGTTTATTTCTTCTAAAACTATGTCTAATTCACTCTTCAAGCCATCAACTTTTTGTAAAACAATCTCCATTTGTGCGTTTGTTTCGCTCTCTACAAGAGTAATTTTTTTATCAAAACCAGAAAGGTCCGGTTCAGTAAAGGTCAAAATCTTTTCCTTCATTGTGAGATAATCGTCATAAAATTTATAGCCAGTCCAGCCACCTCCAATAATTGCACCAATTAATGATAGTATTAGAAATAGCTTACCCCCGGTAAACTTTACTCCTTGATATTCAATCGATGTACTGCTCATTTATCATATCCCCTATGGTGACGTCTTGTGCTAATTGAAACAACATACCATACTGATCCTCTATTGTCTTGTTTAAATATTCATTAACATTGGTATCAACGATTGTAGATTGTACATCAAAGAAAGTCTTCGTATTGCCAAGTATTTGCATCACAATTAAAGTTTTAGTTTGAGCTGCATCATCATATCTAGCCTTATCATCAATCTTCTTGACTATTTTAGTAGCAGCTTTTTCTTTCTCTGATACCTTAGGTTCTGATGATTTCTCTTCTTCTACCGTTTCTTTTGAATCTTCTTCTTTTTCTAATTTTTGTGGTTGCTTTGATTTTGGTTCTGGTG